AGTATTTTACCTTTTTACCTTTCTTTTTTGCATATTTTTTTGCTGCAGCTTTACCTTTTTTAGTATAACTGAATTTTTTTTTACCTACTTTGGGCATTATATATATTTTTTTTATACAGTTGGATAGCCAGCATCTCTCCATAAAGAGAGATTTTTTCTATGTTGTTTTTTACTTATATATCCAGCTTTTTTAAGTGATTTATATCTAGCATCATGTGGTGGTAAAGCACCAAAAGCTTTTCTTAATTTTGGTTTCATTTTACCATGTTCTTTAAAAACTCCATAAGAAACTACAGCAGTAGTTCCTGCTGCATACTTAGCTGGATGTTTAGTAATGTGTTTATAAGCTTTATCACTCCATGTACTTGCTGGACCTTTAAGATCTTTAATAGAATTAATAAAACTTTTTAATAGTGATATTTTAGCCATATCTTTTTTTCCTTTTCTTACCAGCTGCATATCCTGCAGCAGCTCCACCAGTTCCTGCCATAATACCTATACCAGTTTTAGTAGTTAACTTCTTTCCTACGTCTCTAACAGTAGTGAAACTC